GGAGTGTCAATGCCCATGATGCGGACACGTTCTTTCTTAAGGATTACGCCAAATCCTAAATCAATATCTACGTCAACTGTGTCTCCGTCAACCACTCTCTGTATGTAAACTTTGTATTCAAACATATTAATCTCTTGCGTCAGTGTCGTCGCTGTATTTTATTGTTGTAACTTCTGTTTCGCACTCATGACAATGGCAGTCTGGACATTCCCAACAATTTGTACAGCTCTGACCGCAGTGTGAGGCACAGCCACAGTATTTACATTTCATCGAGGATATCCTTTGAATGGTTGAACTGTTGATTGTTTGTTTGTGTCTTCTGGTTCACTACTAGGACCTTTGATCATATCTTCAGCGTGTATGCCCATGGCCTTACATGCTTCTTTGTACATTTCTGCTTCTTCTTGAGTGTATGTACCGATAAACATTTTATTACCCATAGCTGACTCTAAATCAATATCATCTATAGCTTCTGGATAACGTCCCATTAACATACTAGCACGATATAGGCCATAGTATCTATCAGCATTTGATGATGTCATAGCACCTGGTGATGCCGCATCATGCGTAGGTACTGCTTTACCTTGTTTATTTCGTTCAGTAATAAATTGTTTAGCTCTCATATTCTGTTATTTCAACCACTAAATCTGTTGTACCTTTAAGAAGTCTGTGATATGTTTCTTTTGGTATCACTACTGCTTCACCTTCTTGTAAGTTAACTGGCAAACTATTGTCTAACTGTATTTGCCAACCTTTACCCTGTTTTACTTCTACTAGTCTAGTATTATGATCTCTGTGCCAAACTAGTTCTTGTTCTTCAACATCCTGACTAAAAGTTCTTATGTTATCTTTGTCAGTATATGGCTTACCACCATTGTCCACCCTTGACTCCTAAACTTTTATATCTTGGCGTACGACAAGCCCAATAGCCTGCTTTTGTTTTATCGTTCTTTTGTTTGCAATTATGTCTTGCTACAAAACTTTTAACAGCACCTGGATTTTTTGCTTTAACTGATAAGCCAGTTGTATCACCCCAAGACACTTTTTTAACTTTGCCAGTCTTAGGATTTTTAACATAAACGTAGAATTTTTTACTACCGCCACGTTTAGGTTTATTGAGTTCTACTTTTCTGCCTTGATATTCTGCTTCTGATACTGCATCGTCTGCGAACGGTTGATCTAACGGTACTTTGTATCCGTTTTTAAGAGTAACGACTTGACCAATATCTGATTCTAATATTTCTTGATCTTCCCAATCAGGCTGATAATGACCTTCGTTAAATTGTTGTCTAGCATAGTTAAACAACTCAAAGTAGTTGTCACTACCAGGGCGAAATATATTCTCCCTGATAGGAATATTTTTGTCAATGTGATACTGGAACGCTTGTTCTACAGTGTTAGGTCGTTCTAATACTTCACGAACAAGCATGGTATTAACTACCTTTGTATTCTTTGTATAAGTCTAAAAGGCTTTCTTCTAAATCTTTGCTGTCGTGTAGTTTAACACTGTCACCACGTAGTGCTGACTTGTCTTTAGGACCATTTAAACCACCTGACTGTTTGTTTAACTGTGTGTCAACGTCAGCAACTTTAACATCAGGACTATTAGCAAGTTCTTCGTTTGCTTCTTCTGCTTCTTCTGCTTCTGGCTCGCCTGTATACTCTTCATAGCCTCTAGGTTGACCAGCTAACTGTAGTAACTGTTTGACCATATCAATATGTTCTGGATTACCTTGAGCGTTAATGTTAACTGACTCTTGTCCTTCGTCATTGATTGTTTGACTTACATTAATACTTTCGTTAATTTGTTCTGCTGATTCTGTAACTACTTCTTCTTCAGGAAGTAAGTCAGCAAGTTTTGATTCAAACTGTCTTGTTAATTCATCTACTTCAACTTCTTCAACAGCCTCTTTCTTAGGACGACCACGTTCTCTCTTAGGAGCGTCTGGATCAACTATTGCGTCAACTGGTTCTAATGAATCAACTTTTACGCCTGATTTAGTATAGTGATAGTGTCTACGTGAACCATCTTTAAATGTTACAGTAAATCCTGCTTCGTCGTCTTTGTATGGATCCATTTCAACTTCATGACCATTGTCTTCGTGTTTTTTAATGATACCAGCAACATGATTTGGATCATATGCTTCTTCAACTGATTCATATGCTTCTTCAACACCACATGCCGCCATAAATCTTTCTTTGTCAAAGCGTGGATTCATTGCTTGAAATTTGTCACAATAGTCTTTTGCTAGTTCTTTACGTTTTTCTTCGTCTGGGTTTGCTTTTAATAAGTCTGCTACCATTTGAAAATCTTTACGTGTTGGACCTTCAGCTACAACTTCCTCTTCAACAACTTCCTCTTCGGTTGCTTCTTCAACAACTTCTTCCTCAACTGATTCAGTTAAAACTTCTTCTTCTGTTTCTACTGATTCGTTAGTTGGTTCAGTCTGTACTGCTATTGACGGAATACCTGCTAGTTTAGCATAGTCTGCTGGTTCAGCTGGTTTATATTCTGTGTATGTTCCTTCGCCTGTTGCTGTGGTCGGAACTGATTCAGCTACTGCTGGTTCAGGGGCTTTAGTCATTGCTTCTGCTGACTTGATAGCCGCCGCTGTATCCTCTGTAGGGTTTTCAATTTGTTTTAATTTGTCTAATACGTTTTGCATGTCCATTGTTTAGTCCTCTTATCTCGCCGCCGATTTAACTTCTGGCTTCTTATTTTCAGTACTACCCACTGGACTCTTGTCGCCCTGAGGTAAGTCGTTAGTAGTTTCAGCTTTAGGGGTTGAGCCTCCTGCTACTTCGAATTTAGCATCACCTGCGTTTTCAATATGATCTTCTGGTTTTGCGTGTTTTTCTTTTGCTTCTTTTTGTTCTTTAGTTTCTGCAGGATAATCTTTTTCTAATAATGGACCTTCTTCAGGTTCACTACCTTCATTGTTTTCCCATGAATCAGCAAAGTGTTTAGTAACAACTTTGATCTGTGATTTAGGTTTCTGTGTACACTGCTCAAGCATTTGATAAAGTTCATCTGCAGAAGCTGGATAGTTTAATTCAACTTCAAACATACAAACTTCCATATTCTTAACACCTGGAAAGTCTAACGGATCTTCCATAACTGGAGTTGTTTTAGGTTCTGTCATTTTAATAATGTCATAGCGACCTAATTTTTCTTCCATCTGCTTGATACATTCGGCATCACAGCCTCCTGCAACTTTAATTTTATAAGAGTAAGTTTGACTTGACTCTGTTAAATATTGTTTAAATGTTTTATTCATAATTTTATTCCCCTATGGCAGTATTTATGCTAGTATTACTCTTTTGGCTCATCTTTTTTAAGCAACTCTTTGAGTAACTCATTACGATCTAATACCATGCCCTGTCCTTCTTCAACATTGTCCTCACCTTTTTTCAGTGCGAGTTGTCTTTCTTTTTGATCTAACTGTGCTTTTTTAAGTTGTAGATCAACCATGCGTAGTTTTTTGTTTATTTTTGCTGTCTTTGCTGTGATAGCATGTCCTAGTAGTCCACTAGCAACACCAAATATCTCTGATGAAAAGCGACTATCAACATTCATGCCCAAGTCCATTAAGTCTTTGTATGAGTTTTTAGCAATCTCCGCTAACTCATCCATTTCATTGTCGCCTGCTTCTAGTCCTTTGACACTAGGCAGTGCATCTTCAATCTTTTCTATATTTGACAGTGTTTCTTGAGGTAGTTGTGGTTTAGCCTTAGTCTCTTCTTGAGGCAAAGGTTCCGTTATATCTACTTCATCTTCTTTTGGATCTAAATTAAAGATCTCTTCTAGTTTCTTTGTCATTATCTCGCACCACTTCTAAAAATGTCTTCTTCTGTAACTACTCTAAAACGTAGTCCGTTTTGTTTACACCAACGTTGAGCCTGTTCCCATTTAGCATGATTAATTGCTACTGTTTCTGCTAGTCGACGGTTTTGATTTTTACTTTCAACTATGCTCTGATTCTTAGGCTTAATTTCTACCAGCTCTGTTATTAATTTACCATTTTTGTCACGGTACTGGACTAAAAAGTCAGGAATGTAATTTGTTTGTTTGCCTGTAAACGGGTGTATATAAGGGATTTTAACACATTCACTAGCCCACTTGACCACGCTAGGATGGGTATCACAGAACTGCATAAAGGCCGTTTCCCAACTAGATCTATACGTAGGCATCTTACTACCTACATATTTGTCCATGTTTTTTACAGTGAATTTACCTTTGTGGAATCTTGCCATCTACTACACCTGCACATTTCTGGCGGCATAGTAATTTGGTTGTTGAACTGCTGTGACGCCAAGTAGTGTTGCTTTTGATCTTAAACCGTTAAGGTAATATGCTAGTGTAGCATTAACAGTTACTCCATCTTGCCCTTTCATTTCTTCTAATAGTTCATGAACATCACGTTCATAACCTTGAGCAATTTGGAATATTACTGCTGTAAAATCATCAGCAATATCAGCGTCTTGATATATTGATTTAAAGTAACTGCGTACAATATCGTAGTCCGCTGAATCTACTTTAATTTCTCGTTTATAGAAATTGTCAAATAAGATTATAGACGAATCAGTAGTTGATTTTTTTACGTTAACTGTTCCCATAACTTTATTTAACCTTTAATTTGTGTTGTTAGTAGTTTTTACTGTTGCTTGTAGTTTGGTATCTGCTTCAGTAACTAGCCGTGGTGTTGTATCAGCCTTAACTGTTTCAAAGTTTTCTACCGTAGGTTGTCCTACGTTTTGACCGTTACTCTGAGCTCTTGAACTTGTTGTTGCTGTAGATGTACCTTGTGGTACTGGCGCTAATGATCCTGCACGTTGGCTAATTACTTCTGCTCTAGTAGGTGCAGATCTTTTAGGTTTATTAAAAGCAAATCCTCCGCCTGCTCTTTCATTACCGCCCAATCCACCAATTGCTTTTTTAGTTTCTGAGTTTATTTCTTCTTTAAATGTGTCGCTAGGACTTTCCATTTTCTTGTAAGTATAAACTGCTCTAGCACCTTTAACTGCGGCACCTAATAAATTACCTGAACTTAAATCCTCAAATGCTCCTACACCTGCATCTAATAGACCGCCTTGGCCAAAGAAGGAGTTAGTTGACCCTGGTCGGCTTAGTGAGCTAGGCTCGTTATCATAATATTCTGGTGAAGCAAATCCTGGAACTTGGCTAGTACCGATAGCACCACTACCATATTTTACTGACTCATATTTGATAGTCATTCCGTGAGTCATTGTATCCCCACCCGCTGAATAATCATAGGTGTCATGTCTAAAGTCTGTGATGATCGGGTTTACCAGTGTATATGAAACAAAACTGTGTTGATTAAATCCGTAAACTGTAATATCTTTAAAAAATTGAGGTTTGTTTGTAGCACCGCCTACACCCTCACCCATGTATCCCCAATCATTACCTATTCTATCATTTTCATAAATATCTCTACGATTTTGGTCATCGGCATTTCCTCGGCCACCACCGCCTCCGCTGGAACCGCCAAATAATCCGCCTAAGCCTCCGGATAGTATACCACTAATATCATTAGGGATAAGCCCACTGATCATATCTGAAAATGGTCCACCTGCACTAGTATTTGTAGATTGTGTAGATTGATTACCACCGTATGCTTGGCTTGGGTCTTTATAAAAATAATTATAGTAAGCAAACCATAATGATCTCACAATATCACTTGAATCATCGTGAAAATCAATATTTACTGGTTCGTAATTAATTCTTGTTTGAATGTTACGCTTTCTGTTGTATTGTTGCATAGTTTCAACATCAAACGTATAGTTGGGTAATTGTACTGATTTCGTTAGTACACTAATACGTGAACTGTCTCTAGCACCAAATAACTTCGTAAGACCTGGTATCTCAGTAGTATTAACATTGAAATATACATGGAAGAGATACTTCTTTCTAGGTGCTAGACCATAACCAGCAGACCTGAAAGTCTTGCTGGCATGTCTATAATCTTTTAGATAGTCGCTACCTAGGAAGCCCTTCAGAACATTATCGAAGAAGCCTGCCATAGTCTATTAGCCTGTAACTACAGTACCTAGTGCTCTACCAACGCCTGTACCAACGCCTGATGATAATGGTGTTTGTACTGCGTTATCAAATCTAATGTTTAGTGTAACCGTTGCTGGTTCAGACGTCGCGTATGTTAAGTCGTTATAGTTAACAGTTGTTAAGTAGCAACCATATAGTTCCCATGTTTCTAAAACTACTGGTTCGTTAGCACCGTTACCACCATCTAACACTTCGCAACGTGTAATGAATTTATAGTCAATACCAGCTGAAGCTGATGATTGTTCCATAAAGTCAAACTGTTTCTGTAGTTGTTCACCAACTAATTTAGAAACATTGCCGCCTGCGTCGTCACGTAAATTAACTGTAGCATCTTCCCAAGTATGCTTACCGGCCATTCTCATTTTTGAGTTATAAAGATCGATAGTGATATCGTCAAAACTCACAGATGGTCTAGTAAAGTCTACGACTTGTTTTGTTAGCTCAGTTCTTGGTGTTGATACACCAAAGTTTTCAAATACCGTTCTAAAGCGATATTTGAGTTTAGGCATTAATAAGCCTTGTGTACTAGCACTCTGATCACTCGCTAAAGGAACAGTCATTCTTGTTAAAGATGAAACCGCCATTTTTAATTCTCCTTCTTGGTTATGCTAATATTTATCATCTCGCAATCACAAAAAATGGCACCGAAGTGCCATTATCTGCGTATATAATGATTATACTATTTTATACATTACCTGCTTCTATTTCGCCAGTATTTTTAATTCTTACTGGAATATAGATAAACTCAACTGCTTTAGTTGGTTCAATAGCAATATCAATATAAAGTTCATTTCTATCAATTCTTGCTGGTGTATTGTTTGTTTCATCACAAACAACTAGGTAATCGTAAATACCACGTTTAGCAGTAACATCGTTTAATAACTGTTCTACTGCGTTTTTAACTTCGTTACGTGTAATTGTATCATTTGGTTCAAACATAAAGTTTTTACCAACTGCTTCTAATTTCTCACGTAAGTAAGCAACTAAACGTGCTACGTTGATTCTGTCTAGTGCTGATGAAGAACCTGCTAGTGTTTTGTTACCATAGTTAGTTAAACCACTACCAGGAATAAATGTTAGTGGGTTAATTCTGTTTTCATACAATGTGTCACGTACTGATTCTCTGTTAGCAACCTGTACAAATTCACTTGTATTACCGTCAACATAACCTAGTGCTGTAACGTTATCAATTAAACCACGTCTGTTACCTGCTGGTGCTAACCATGGATAACCAATATCGTCATTTCTAATAAATGTTCTTAATACAGCATGTGATGCTGGAACAACTACTGCGTTACCCGATAAGTCATTAGCTCTTGCTGATGGGTAGAACGTCGCCGCATACGGATCATTAGTTGCTAGACCGTCTTCACTGTCTGTACCTTGGCCCATAGCATCAGTTGCCCAGTTAATTAATTCAGATGAGTTATCTGTTAATCTAAATGGTGCATCGCCAATAATAAATCCTGTGTTGTTTCTATCATTGTTTAGTGCCACCATGTTTTGCATTAACTCAGGATAACCTGGAGCCGCTAATAAGTTAAATGTTCTTTGTTCTTCACGAATGTCAGTATTTGAGTCAATACCTGCTTTCAGTGCCGCTACAACCATTTGACGTTGTGCTTTACGTCCCATATATGGAGAACCATCTGCTTTGTTACCTGATACTGTTACCCATGTATCTTTGTTTGTTGGTAAACTATCATTTGGGAAGTCAGTTGCGTTAAAGTAATTTACTTTGTATTCTTTAACTGTATAGCCTGAACGTCTTGTATTGAATAATAATGTACCTGCTGGATACAAATTCTCATCTGGAGCATCAACGTCTAAGTAGTTACTTGTTGCTAGTGCTTTAATAGTAGCAATATCACCTGTAACTGCATCAACATCTGCTGTTGACCAACGAGCATCACCAAATACAATACCGTTTTCAGTTGTTTGATCAGCGTTATCAATAGTTACCCATTGATCTGTACCGTCTACTGATTCCCAACGTTTAACCATTGGATAGTTTTCTAAATCTGAAGTATCTAACCATAAATCACCGTAGGCTAATGATGTTGTACCGTCTGACTGTGTAGTTGGAGCACTTGCTGAAACTTGACAACCATTAACGTCTGTGTTTGATAAATCAAAGCCACGTACATCATTAGTTACTGTTCTGTAACCTTTCCAGTTTGACCCATCATGTACCATGATATCAACTTCATCAATTGCTGAATGATACCATAATGTACCGGTTGCTGGATCTTGTGTTGGTTCTGTTGCTTTTGCTTCATATGTTAAAGCATTCCAGTTTGAAATTAATACTGAAGCACTGTCTGCTGTAACTC